TAAAGATGTGCAATAGATTGGCTTACAAGTACAACCGAATTGATTTAAAAGATGACCTAATATCTGAAGGTGTACTAGCCATATACGAAAGGTTGGAGGTGAACCCAGATGAATACCCTGCAAGTCTGTACAGACGCGCACACAGAGCCATGCACGACTATATCAACAGGAGGTCTAGAGCGGTGCATATACCTAACTCAAGGACGGTAGAGAGCCTCTCAAAGGGCGTCGAGTATAAACATCAAAACTACTCTGAGAGGGGTAAAGAAGAACTGGCAAAAGCGTTGTCGGCTACATCTATGAGCATAGACGAAAACCTATCTTTGTCTGTAAAGGATTGCACTCAGTCTTATGAAAACCAGGAATATATTGAGAAAGCAATGGATAAGTTGGACGACATAGAAAGGGAGATCATACAAAAGAGATATTTTGAAGGGGTATCTCAGCCAGACTTAGCTGATTTCTATGGGGTAAGCCAACAGTCAGTCTCAAGAAGGGAGGCTGCGGCACTAACTAAAATGTCACGGCTGTAACAATTCGTGAAGTGTGGAATTTAGAAAAGGGTCTATATAAGTAAGTGTAACCCTCTTAAGTTACCTCTAGAGTTACTGCGCTTCGTCGTTGTCCATTACAGAGTTACTCTGGAGTTACTCTAGAGATAACTCTTATTATTACACCGACGACGACTATAACTCTAGATTAACTTTAGTATAAGGAAGATAATATGAGTGATAAAAGCAACTTGCCGTGTCCTTTTGTGTCGTGTGGTTCTTCAGATGCTTTTAGTTACAACAGCAATGGCTATGGAAAATGCCACTCCTGCAATAGTAACTACCCGTCAAGACAGAAGACGTTTGACTGGGCATCTGAGAAATACCCTACAGTACAAAACGAGGGGTACTCGTTCACCCCTAAGAAGATTGAGCCGCCAATTCAACAAGACCCCAGCAGTGGAAAATATGAGAGTATGCGAGGTATTGATGAGGGCGTCATGGCGGAATATGGCGTATTGACCTACCCCGACCGTCAGGAATACATATACCCCAGCGGGGGAATTAAAGTAAGGAAGTTACCAGAGAAGGGTTTCTACGCTAAAGATGGGTTTAAGTCCGATGAGTTATTTGGCATGAACCTTTTTACCGCAGGTTGCAGTAAGATTGTAACTGTCACAGAAGGTGAGCTAGACGCTTTGTCAGTTTTCCAGATTATACAGAACAAGTTCACTAACCCTGTTGTGTCGTTGCCGTCAGCTACTCCATCAAAGAAGCTGTGGGAGAACTGTGCAGAGTGGCTTAACACCTTTGAGAAGATCGTCCTCTCTGTAGACAACGACGAAGCTGGTAACAATTTAGCAGATAACATTGCCAAGTTGTTTCCTAACAAGGTCTACCGTGTTGACCACCGAGCTTACAAAGATGCCAATGAGTTCTTACAGGCTGGTAAAGCTGATGACTTCAAACAGGCTTGGTGGAACGCTCGTAAGTACACACCTGAGAATGTGATGAATAGCACACAGGATTTCTTGTCGTTGTATAAGGATACGCCTGAGCATCAGTATGTACCAACAGGTATCCAAGCGTTAGACGATAAGATACTTGGTCTCATGCAAGGTCACTTCACGGTAATCAAAGCACCCACAGGTATCGGCAAGACGGAGGTCATGCGTTACCTTGAGTACAACATGTTACAGAGGGGGATACCGATTGCTGCATGGCACTTAGAGGAAACTAAGCTGCGTTCTATCTTAGGTCTCGTGAGTTACGAGTGTAATGATAATCTGACACGCAGAGACTTGATTGAGGGTAAAGGTGCAGAGGAACAGGTGTTGGGGGCCATTGAAAGTCTCACTAAAGATGAGAACTTCTACCAGTTCTACCTAAGTGATGGTCAAGATGCTGACGATCTTATCGACCAGATACGTTACTTTGCTGTAGCCTGTGGCGTTAAGTTTGTTTTCTTTGAGCCTATCCAAGATGTCTTGGTTGGTACGTCTGAGGATAGTAAGGAACAGATGCAGGCTGATTTATCTGTTAGGTTATCAAAGGTGTCTGCTGAGTTAAACGTGGGTATCGTAACTATCGCCCACACTAACGATGATGGTCAGATGAAATACTGTCGCATGATCGGACAACGTGCGTCCGTGATTGTTAACCTAAGTCGTGATAAAGATTCTGACGATCTACAAGAGCGTAACACAACGTATTTAACTGTTGAGAAGAACCGACCCTGTTCGGAAGAAGGTAACGCAGGGATGATGCGGTTTAACTCAGAGACGTTTACATTAACGGAGGTAATATAATGGAAAAGACACAGCCCCTTGAAGATAAGTTCCCTAGCTTTTTCCGTAAAAGTAAGGTTCCCGTTACATGGGAGCTACATTACGAAGACCCTGAACTGGGTTGCTACAGCTTGCTGGTTGATAGCCATTGTAAATACCTAGATTATGTTTCTGACTATAAGTCTGGTATCTTCGCAATTACAACCCACTACGAAGATAGTACATCGGAAACAACAGTAAGAGATTACTACGAATAAGGAAACACAAATGACAACAGTATTCGACATTGAAACAGACGGTCTATTAGATGAGTTGACCAAGATTCATGTCATGTCTTGGTCTAATGACATGGGTGAAGTTAAGCATACCCATGATTACGATGAGATGCGCTATGTATTACTCAACAGTGAAACTCTTGTAGGCCACAACATCATACGCTTTGACATCCCAGCGATAGAAAAGGTGTTAGGCATAAAGGTAAAGGCTCGTTTGATCGACACTCTAGCGTTATCTTGGTATCTACACCATGACCGTATGAAGCATGGGCTTGAGGGCTACGGAGAGGACTATGGAGTACCCAAACCAGTTATCAAGGACTGGAACACCCTGACACCAGAGGAGTACGCTCACAGGTGTGACGAGGACGTTAAGATCAACAATCGTCTATGGCGTGACTTAAGTATGAAGCTGGACAAACTGTACAAAGATGCGGAGGCAGATAAGGATCGTCTGATTGACTACCTTACATTCAAACTAGACTGCGCTAAAGAGCAAGAGACCCTACGGTGGAAATTAGACGTAGGTAAAGCCCAAGCAGCCTACGACGAGATCATGGCACTTAAGGTAGAGAAGGTTGAGCAACTGGCTGATGCTATGCCTAAACGTATCCTCACCCGTATTGCTACAAGGCCTAAACGGGATAAATACAAGAAAGACGGGAACTTGTCGTCAGACTGGGAGAAGTGGATTGACCTATGTTTGCAATATAGACAACCTGAGACGACCATAAAGTTTGTCGTTAAGACGGGTGAAGAGCGGGGAAATCCTAACTCTAATGACCAAGTAAAAGACTGGTTAAATTCTCTTGGTTGGAACCCACGGACATATAAGTTTACAAGGAATAAGGTTACAGGTGATGAAAAACAAATTGCACAAGTTAGAAACAACGGAGAGTTATGCTCAAGTGTCAAAGAGCTTGCAGAGGTTGACCCTGCTGTTGACCTTCTTGATGGCCTTACAGTTCTTACTCACCGTGCTGGTATTCTTAAGAGTTTCTTAGAGTGTCACAAGGATGGTTGGCTAGAGGCTAGTATTGCAGGGCTGACGAATACCTTTCGGTTCAAGCACTATCGACCATTGGTTAACCTTCCAGGAATCGACAAGCCATACGGTGATGTTATCCGTGGGTGTCTAACGTGTCCTGATGGTTATGTGTTAGCTGGGGCCGACATGACATCACTGGAGGACACAACCAAACGACACTATATGAAACCGCTAGACCCTGACTATGTGGAGGCCATGAGCCGTGAAGGCTTTGACCCACACTTAGACTTGGCTCTACACGCTGGTGTTATCACTCAAGATGACATCGACAAGCACAATTCTGGGGAGCGTTCACTCAAAGCCCTCCGTAAGAATTACAAGGTGGTTAACTATAGTGCTACATACGGTGTAGGAGCACCTAAGCTGGCCCGTGAGACAGGTATGACCAAGGGTGAGGCTAAGACGCTACTGGAGGCGTTCTGGTCTCGTAACTGGGCTATTGAGCGGGTGGCAAAGAACCTACGGGTTCGTGAGCTATTTGGGGGTATGTGGCTTAAGAACCCAGTTTCAGGCTTCTGGTATAGTTTACGCAGTGACAAGGATCGTTTCAGTACACTCAATCAAAGTACGGGAGTGTTCTGTTTTGACACTTGGGTGTCGCTATGCAGGGCTGAGGGAATTAAATCTATTGGGCAGTTTCACGATGAGATTATTGCTCTTGT